ACGAGCAGTGGTCCCGCCTGATGTGGGAATTCGAGGGCTCTGAGCTTGCCATTGACGTGGATCCGGCGGCGCTGAGGCCTGCAAAAGGTCAGAAGACAGGACTCGGAGAGCAGAAATATGAGATGCCGGGTCACGCAGACAGGCTTTTCCGCGCGGTGGATCTGGGCGACGATCATTACAACGTTTTCAGCCCGGCCATCCGCGACAGCGCGCTGATTAATGGCCTGAATCGAATCCTGATGGTCATCGAGGATCTGTGCGGGCTCTCCCGTGGGACGCTGTCAGACATGCAGCAGGTTGCCCGGACGGCGACTGAGCTGCGCATTCTGAGGCAACGCACGTATACGACGATCGCGGACAATCAGGCCGCGCTGGAGCGGTGCCTGCGGGAAGTCATCCATGCCATGGACGTCTATGCAGATCTGTACAATCTGGCTCCGGCTGGAGAGTATGAAGTTTCCTTCGAATGGGACGACAGTATCCTGACAGACCGGACGCAGGAGATGGCAGAGCGCATGCAGCTGATGTCTCAGGGCGTTATATCCCGCACTGAGATGCGGCAGTGGTACACGGGCGAGACCGAGGCGCAGGCACGGCAGGCCATCGAGCAGATCCAAAACGAGGCCATGCAGCAGAACATGGAGGCCATGGCGATGCAGATGGGCATGCAGCAGGATCAGATGGATCTGGACGGGCAGGCCACAAATCCGCAGGGGCAGGAGCCTGAGGCGGAGCCAGAGCAGCAGTAAGGCGGTGATTCGCCATGCTATCAGGCACCGAGCTCAATAAGGCATGCGACGCTGTGCAGGACCGTCTGCAGCAAGTCAACACACTGTATCTTAAAAAAATTGCAGCGCAGATCCGTAAAATCGGAGAGATGAACCAGACCAGTATCAACCGTATGGTTGTGATGGCGGAGATCATCGACGATGCCACAGAGATCACGAAAGCGCTGCAGGCAGCAACGAGCCTGAATATCAGACAGGTGCAGGCACTGTACGCCAAGGCGCTGCAGGACGTATATACGGATCCCAGATTCACGCGAGCTTTTGCAGCAGGCCTGACGGTGCCCACGGTGGACCGGGAACGGCTTATACAGTATACGCGCAGCGTGGCCATGCAGACAGCTGTCAGCATGATCAATCTGAGCAATACGACGGCTGTGCTGCCGACGTACCAAGCGGCTGCAGACCGTGCCATCTGGGCAGTCAGCAGCGGCCTTGACAGTTATTCAGGCGCCATGCGGGATGCCATCCGGCAGCTCGGATATGCTGGCATGCAGGTGCATTATGCATCCGGGTACCACAGGCGACTGGATACGGCCATCCGGCAAAATATTGTGGACGGCACAAGACAGATCGCGATGCATGGCGCGCAGGTTGTGGGCGAGATCCTAGGATATGACGCTGTAGAGATCTCAGCGCATGCCCGGTCTGCTCCGGACCATGAGCCCGTACAGGGTCGCGTATTCTTAAATGCAGAATTCGCGAAAATGCAGGCAGGGCAGGCGTTTTCTGACACGGCCGGGCACTCATACAAGGGCTTTCGGCGTCCCATCGCGGAGTGGAATTGTATGCACTTCGCGCTGCCGTTTTCAACTGTCTACTCCAAACCACGCTGGACCGACGCGCAGCTGCAGGCCTTCCACGACGACAATCACGCAGGCGTGGACATCGATGGCAAGACGCGCACAAAGTATGAATGCGCGCAAATGATGCGCAAGATTGAAACAGAAGTGCGCAAACAAAAGGATCTGGCCATCATGGCCACAGCTGCGAATGATCAGCAGCTGCGGGAAGAGTGCCAGCTGAAGATCAATGGCATGATGGCCAAATACGGCCAGATCGCTAAGGCCGCGGGCCTGACCGAGCACAGAAACCGGACCGTGGTTGAAGGTTTCCGTCCGGTAAAGCTTAAAAAGACGGCACCATAACAGGATATCAGGAGCGACCCGAGAGGGCCGCTTTTTGGTATAAATACCCGGCGTTGCAGGGATATAAATGCGACGGACCTCAGACCGGAGAGCGGCTCCGGATATACAAATCAAAGCGGACAAAAGAGGCCGGAGGAGAACATATGGGATATCTGGACAAGATCTTTAAAGACAAGGCCGCGCTCACACAAGAGGAGTTTTTGGCTGCGGTGCAGGCAGAAAAAATGAATCTGGTAGACCTGAGCGAGGGCGGGTATGTATCAGCTGACAAGTTTAAGGACCGCGTGGATGGCTTGAGCACCCAGCTCACCGATCTGAAAGGGCAGCTGACGCAGAGAGACGCGGATATGGCTACACTGAGGGAGAGCCTTCAGGCGGCGCAGGCAGATGCAGGCCGACTGCCAGATGTGCAGAAGTCTCTCACGGACATGCAGACCAAATACGAGGCGGATAAAACCGCATACGAGGCCAAGCTCGCGCATCAGGCGTACGAATTCGCCGTGCGCGAAAAGGCTAATCAGCTCAGGTTTTCCAGCGCATCCGCGAAAAAGGCGTTTGTGCAGGAAGCGCTGAGCAAGGAATTCAAGATGGACGGCGAGAGCCTGCTGGGCTATGACGATTTCGTGGCCAAGTACAAGGCAGACGACCCGAACGCATTTGCGCCTGACGATCCCGTGCCGAAAGAGGATCCCAAGCCCAAAATTGTTCTCCCGGGTAAAGACGCGCCGGGCGGAGCCAAGCGAAGCTTGACTGAGCTGATGCGCATGAAAAACGAAAACCCTGATATGGACGTTGTTTTTAACGTCTGACACTGAGAGGAGATAAAAGACTATGGCTGGAGCATTTGATTCCAAGTTTTTTAACGCGGAGGTTTTCGAGAAATACGTCGACCGTATTCCGAATCCCCGCAAGAACGAGTTGCTGAAAAGCCGCGCCATCCGTCCGCGTCCCGAACTGGCCGAATCCATGCGGGATCAGGTGGGTGGTAACTACATTTCGACCCCCCTGAAGGGCCTGATCAATGGCGCTGCAGCGCAGAACTATGACGGTGCCACCAACATCACCGCCAACCGGACCGAATCCTTCCTGCATTCCCGTGTCGTCGTCGGCCGTGCTGCTGCATGGACCGAAGCTGACATGTCCTATGATCTCACTGGAGAGGACTTCATGGAAAATGTGGCCGCACAGGTGAGCGAGTACTGGGATGAGGTCGATCAGGATACCATCGTGTCCGAACTCAAGGGCGTTTTCAACATGACCGGAACCGAAAATGCCAAATTCGTCGACGCGCATACCTATGACGTCACCAACAAAGCGGGCCGCGATGGCGAGATCGGTATGATGGACGCCACCACCCTGAACACTGGCATTCAGCGCGCTTCCGGCGATCAGAAAGGCAAATTCAGCCTTGTTGTCATGCACTCTGTGGTGGCAACCAATCTGGAGAACCTCAACATTCTGACCTACCGTAAGTTTAACGATGCCGAGGGCATGCAGCGCGAGGTGGCTATCGCCGACCTGAACGGCCGTCTGGTGCTGGTGGATGACTCCATGCCTGCCCACGAGGTGCCCGGTGTCTACGCCAAGACCGCTGACTCTGCTGTCGTGGCTGGCAAGACCTATTACACTCGCTCCGGCAGCGCATCCGCCTATGTGTATACTCCCGTCGCCAATCCCGTAGACTCCAGCATCGGCAGCTACTACGAGCTGACCAGCGGCGGATACACTGAGTACACCACCTATGTACTCGGCGACGGTGCCATCGAATACACCGACTGCGGTGCCAAAGTGCCCTATGAAATGGACCGTCAGCCTGCGCAGAACGGCGGCGAAGACGTCCTGTACAGCCGTCAGCGCAAGTGCTGGGCTCCGTACGGCATCTCCTTCACCAAAGCCAACATGACCAGCGCCTCTCCGACCAATGCAGAGCTGGAAGACGGCGCAAACTGGGAGCTTGTCAAGAGCGCAGGCACTACGCCCACCGTTATCGACCACAAGACCATCCCGATCGCCCGGATCATTTCCCGCGGCTAACACTGATGAAAGGCGGCCTGATCGATGCAATACCTGACATACATCGAATATTCTGATTATTTTGGCGGCACTGCCGATCAGGCCGCTTTTCCGGCTCTTGAGCTGCAGGCCCGAAAGCGGATTGACTATTTGACGGCCAGCCGGGTGCAGGCCATGGCCGAAGTGCCTGAGGCCGTCAAGATCTGTGCCGCTGCCCTGATTAACCTCTACGGCAAATCCGGGGCCATGGCGCAGGTAGATACTCCGCAGGTTACGTCTTTTAACACCGACGGATACTCTGAGTCATATGGGCATATACTGGACGCTGACGCTACCATCCGGCAGGGTGACAAGCTGGTAAAGGATATGCTCTATGGCGAAGTTGACGACAACGGCGTTCCGCTGCTGTATCGGGGGGCGAGAGGATGAATCTGGCGCAGGATACGCTGACCATCTATAACGCCCGGTACGATCAGGAGACAGACCGAAACGTGTATGTCCCGACCGTGATCCGCGGGATCTCATGGTACACAACCATCAAGACCAACGTCACGGACCGTGGGCTGCAATCGGCCAACGCCTTTATCATCCGGATCCCAACGAATGCGGATTTCGGCGGTAAGGAGTACTGTACTCCCAGCGCATGGATTGAACTGGAGGACCCAAGCGGGTATTTTACCATCCAGCAAGGGGACCATATAGTCCGAGGCGCGGCGAGCGGTGAAGAAAAGACGATGAAAGAGCTACACGGCGAGCACATCGGGGAAGCATGCACAGTAAGTGGTGTGACCGATAACCGACGGGCTCCGAACGCTCCGCACTGGAAGGTTGTGGGCGCATGAGCTGGACTGTTGTGGGCTCTATCCCAAAAATACCCGGAGCAGATGGCAAAGAGGCCCGTGTGGCGCTGCATAATGCCATCATCTCCTACTGCATGCCATATGTCCCGTTTGAAACGGGGACGCTGGCAAACAGCCCATGGACGGCCTCTGAGCCGGGTTCTGGGCAGGTGATCTATAACACGCCATATGCCCGATACCTGTACTATGGACAGGTGTACGGGCCTAATATTCCATTTTTCGACGATGATTCCGGGATCCCGACATATTTCCGATCTCCCGCGGGAAAGAAAAAGCATCCGACGGGCAGGCCGCTGACATACAGTCAGGATCTCAACCCTCAGGCCGGAGCGTTTTGGTTTGACCGGATGAAGGGCGATCATCTCGAGGATATAGTGGAGGAGGTGCAGAACGTTGTCGCAGGACTCAATGACAAATAATGAGAGAAGCCTCCGCGCGTGGCTTCGGGGATGCCCGGAGCTCAGCCGTGCGAATCGTTTCCACGTTGACTATATGTCTGAGGAGCCTACGGTGTACGCGCTTTTTGCACAGCCCTCCGCGCTGAAATATCGGGAAAATGTCCTCGGTGAAATCGTTCCTCTGCCTAAGCAGGAGCTGTTTTTCATTTTTACGCTGCTTGATGCGTGGGGCTCGGATGCGGAGCAGAATCTCGAGAACTACGCATTCTTCCAAAGGCTGATAACGTGGATAGAAGCGCAGAACGTCAAAAGGAACCTGCCTCAGGTAGAGAACGGCAGAACCGTAGGTGTTTATCCGACACTCTCGGCGTATATGGCGGCACCGGGCGCAGACAGCGCGCGGTATCAGATCACCATTAAAATCGTATACAATTACAGAAAGGATTGATCGCTTTATGGCAAAGTACGACCGTAATAGAGTCATGTATTTCGGTTCTTGGACCGGAGAGGCCACCCCGGAAAACGCGACTCTGACCATCGGCGATAGCAAGGGCATCACTGGCGCGACCATCACCGCAGCTACTTTTGGCACCGCTGTCGGTGGAAAACCCGGAGAATATGTGTTTCTGCATGACGGCACTGGCTGGTCTCTGGACGGTGGCCCTGTGGAGGAAAACATTACCACCAAATACGGCATCACCCTCACGGGTGAGCCCGTAGCCAACGATATCGTCGTTGTTACCTATACTGCTGCCGCCTCTGCGTGGGAAGCACTTGGTAAGGACAACGAGGAACTGTCCAAGGAGCTGAATCCTGACACTGAAACCAGTAAGAACGTCCTCGGCGAGGCTACTTTCGTTCATTCTGGTTACGCTCCGGAGATCTCCATGGATCCCTATTACATCGACCCGGCCCGGAAGATGTATAAAAAGCTGGTCGAAAACGCGCTGCAGGAGAAATATGGTGAAAAGGACCTTCTGGGATACTTCGCAGAGGCCCATTTCGAATCCGCCAACCCGCAGACCCGTATCATGACTGGCTACTGCTTCGTGCGTCGGGCATGGTATGTGCCGCAGTCTACTGGCGGCGACACTTCTGCGTACGCGATCCCGGTCACCATCAACCCTGTTGGTGCTGTGAGCCGGAAAAAAATCTCGTATGATATGTCCACCAACGAGGCAACCATCACCGACTTCGAGTAAGAGACGGTGACATAATTACGGACGGGAGGGGTATATGCCCTCTCGTCCGTTTTCGTACAGGAGGGTAGGAAAGAAATATGGCTACACAGAAAACGGGGATCCCGAATCAGTACGTGCTCGATGATGGCACGCGAGAAATCACTCTGGTCAACAAGCAGGGACAGGTTATATGCAAGCTCCATTTCAGAACGTCTGAGATCGACATCGTAGAACGTTTTCGCGAGCTGGAAGCTTCCCTGCCCGACATCGTGGCACCGCTCAGTAAGCTCAGGATCAACCCCGACGGGACTGCAGGCGAATCCTCCGATGAGGACGCATGGGGCGCAATGAAAAAGGCCGAGCGCATCCTCAAGGATAAAATCAACGCGTTGCTTGACATGGACGAGGCGGACGAGATTTTTAAGACCAGAAATCCTTTCTCATCCATCGGCGGCGAGTTTTTCGTGACGCGCGTGATCGAAGTGCTGGGCAAAGCCATTACTGACGCAATCAGTGAAGAGGCCAAGCTGACACAGGAGCGGATCGCCAAGTACACCAACGATCTGGGGTGATCTGATTGCTCGGCAGTTTGCCAACCAGCCTGCACTTTGGCGGGCAGGATTGGGAGATCAGATCAGACTTTCGTAACATTTTATGCATTTTTGAGGCATATGAGGATACAGATCTGGATGATAAAGAGAAGATTCTGGTCTGTCTGATGCGGATGTACGTGCACTTTGACGAGCTGCCGAAGCATTTGGTACAGGATGCATACGAGGCCGCGGTCCGGTTTATCGGCATGAATCAGCATCAGAAACAGTCAGCATCTCCACAGGTTTTTGACTGGATCAAAGACGAGCAGCTGATTTTTCCGGCTGTCAATGCAGTTGCCGGGCAGGAGGTGCGGGCGCTTCCGTACCTGCACTGGTGGACTTTTATGGGCTATCTCGAGTCAGTGGATTCGGACAGCCTTTTTTCGTATGTCGTTTCTCTTCGGCGTAAAAAGTCGCAAGGTAAAAAGCTCGAAAAGCATGAGCAGGAATTTATACGACAGAATCGCGAGCTCATGTCTATGGAATCTCACGAGAAACCGCTGAGTGCTGAGGAGCAGATGCAGCGGATATTCGATGAGATGGTACAGGGTAACAAATAAGGTCCGAGTGGATCGACGAGAGGAGCGTGAGAGTCATGCCAGCAGATGGTCAGATTGTAATTGATTATGACGTCGACACATCAGGC